GTAACGTCGCGCATGATAGGTATGGGATATAAGGACCCAGAGTTTATGGCTTTGGTGTGTCAGTATTTTACTGGTAAAGTCGTTGCACGTATTGCAAATGCAATGATATTCCGTCCTACCATGCCGCGTGTCCATTGGCCGGTAACATGTGATGCGGATATTGCGGAGGTTAGCGCAAGACAATATACTAACCCGATCTTGAGTGATTGTATGATGATGCCGATGATTAAGAGGTGGGAAGTCCTATCTGAATCAATAGAGCGTAGAGTGACTCATGTCCAAAATGATAGAAAACCTAATAACCAACTTGCTAGTTATGTGAAAGAGTTTGTTCAATTGTTGAATCGTGGTGTGGATGATTTACATCCATTATCAATAGAGGAAACGATAGAGAGACTGAACAAGCCATCACAACAACTGCAGTTGAGGGCTGTTTTCGAGACGTTGGATATGAAGCCTCGTGAATTGATAGAATCCTTTAACAAGAATGAGCCTGGTATGAAGTCAAGTCGTATAATATCTGGTTTTCCAGATATTTTATTCATACTTAAGGTGTCGAGGTATACGTTGGCGTATACAGATATGGTGTTAAAGAATAATAATAATCGTCATTGGTATTGTCCTGGTTTGAATCCTATACAGATAGCTGAGAAGGTGGTTGATTTCGCTGTTGATTGTGATGGTGCTGTTGTTGAAACTGATTTTTCCAATTTGGATGGTCGTGTTTCATCTTGGATGCAACGTAATGTTGCTCAGCGTGCCATGGTGCAGGCTTTTGCACCACAATATACTGATGAAATCAGATCAATTATGGATGCTATAATTAATTGTCCGGCTCGTTCAAAGAGTTTTGGTTTTAGGTATGATCCTGGCGTTGGAGTTAAGAGTGGTAGTCCTACCACAACACCACATAACACATTGTATAATGCTGTGGTTGATTACTCTGCCAGTAGAATGACTTATGCCGAAATATCGCCGGAACATGCATTCATGTTGATTGGACCGAAGAGTGGTGATGACGGCTTGGCTCGCAGTGAAATTGGTGCTGCAATGGATAGAGTAAGTCGTGGATTCGGATTGGTTATCAAGATTGAGCGATACAACCCTGAGGCTGGGTTGTGCTTTTTGTCCCGGGTGTTTATAGACCCGATGGTTACTACAACTAGTATGCAGGATCCGCTGCGCACATTAAGAAAGTTACATTTGAC